ACAATCAAAACAATCGTGCAAAATATCCCTTACATCGCCTTCATAATGCTGATCAATCTCATCGTGAGAGTGTGCAATACGAATCTTTTTCTTATTGAAAACTGCTTTTGTACCGACGAAAAATGTCCCTGTCTGAGGATCTGTGCCCCAAACAATCGCAGGGCAACCATCAATCTTTACCGAAACATGTGACTCTTCCTTGAACCAATCAAGGACAGAAAGATCACCTGTGAGAATAGAATCTTCGGGATGTTGCAAGTGGAGATTTTTCATTTCAGAATGTGGCGGTAGTCAATAGATTTAATGCACCAACCTGATGCAGTTGAGATCTCATCAATCAGATCTTCTTCATCATCTGCTTCCCAAATGTTACCAACAACTTCATCAAATACTTCCTGTTTGTATTCATTAGTGAGAAAATCATCCATTGTGTCTCCATCACCAATGTCATCAGTAAAGTCAAACTCAATGTCAGTAACTTGGAAAATCATTTGCCCACTCCATAATCGTTTGCAGTTGCTTCCAGAGCACCAATTTCTGTGGTTTGTTGTGGTTGCTCAGGCATAAGATCCATCAGAGTTTCTTCACCATAATAATCAAGAATTTCACTCTTAACATCATCTTCATCCCAATCTTTGATATTCTGCTCAATACTTTCAACAGCAAAAGTGATCAGCGTATCCATATCCATACCCTCAACAATCATCTCAGCGTAGTTAAGTTTGAACTGGTCAAGTTGCTTGGAGTTCATGATAAGAATGGGATGAAGTTACAGGAGAAAAGTGAATCAAACGTGACGGGATACTGTTTCCCTAGCATCGCCGTATTCACCGACAATGTTACCGAAAGCATCACGAATGAAAGCATAAGAATCAGATTCTTCGTGCATGGAATAGCAAATGTCCATTGCACGATCCAGATCGGTCATCTCCTCGCTCTCACCGAGAGCAGGGCAGGCAACGTAGTAGAGATTGGTCATTGGTTTGTTTGAACTGAAGTTAGTATAAGGGATCAGGGCGGGTGCTGTGGGTGGCAGTGTGCCACCCATCCAGGTGTCACAGGGTGATGGTGTCCAGGTTAGCAACTTCAATAACATCAAAGTTGGTGAGGTTCTTTACATCTTCGATGTCGAAAAACAGATCGATTGCTTCAACAACTCCATCATATTGTGCATCCAGGATCTCATTGATCTTGGTGCGATTCTTAGCACTGATAACATCATCGAATCCAACAACCTGCTTTTTGTTGTTGAAACGTGGTGCAATACGAGGGAGAACAGTAACAAACAGAACTTTCTCCATTTCTACACCAGGAGCAAACATGATCCGTGCTGCTTCACCAATCGAAGTATTAGCGTAGTTCTTGATATTTTTGTTCACGTTGGAGTTGATTGCCTTACCCAGAATAGCAACTTTCAAGTTACCCTCAGAATCAAATCCTGCAATGTCGATGTCAAAAGTGCCACCGAATCCATCCACGGGAAGTTGATACTCAAACTTCCAATCGTACTCCGCCCAATCATGATTAGCGTTCAGAACTTCATTCAGAAGTTCATTGTGGAACTCATCAGTGCGCTTGGAGGAACGAACGTTCTGGAAAGAGGTTTCGAGGAAGGTTTCCATTGCGGTTGTCTGAACTGTGTTCAGTATAAGGGATCAGGGAGGGCAGTGGAGGGAACCGTGGTCAGTTCCCTAAGTGGCACACTGCTCAGTAGTCTGTGTCTCCGTTCAGGTATGCTTCCACATCGAAACGGTCATCCTGCTGCATCTCAGGGATGTCAAAGATCTCAGCAGGCATGTCGTTGATCTCTTGGAAAAGTTCGGTGTCCATCGGTTTGTTTGAACTGAAGTTAGTATAGGGGATCAGGAAGGGTTCTGTGGGTGGCGGTGTGCCACCCTTTGAACTGGTTCAGCAGGCAGCAGGCATATACTGCTGAGGTTCTGTCAGGAAGTCGGTCACAGTGTAACCATGCAGATCCAGACGGGCGTTGACGGTCTCCACCATCTCCTTACGGTTCATAAGGCGCATGGATTGTGTCTCACCCTTGAATTTCAAGGTGTAGACAAATTTATCAGTCAGGATGGAGTGAGGACGGAACTCAACAACCATGGAGTGACGCTTGCTGGTGACTTGCATTGCCTTTGTTTGAACTGAACTAATAATAGGGCAAAAGGAGATCAAGGGAAGTGGTGTTGTGCCACTTCCCGAACTGTCACCAGATCTCTGTCCACCGCTTGTGGGTCTCCTTGCTTACCCTGCCTTCCTTTAGCATATTGTCGCAAACATTGCAGAAGACTTGAAACTTTTCTTCACGGGTGAGAGTGTCAGCACCATCGCAATTTTTCATGATGTTGATCATGTATGCTTTGTTGGTGATCATTGGTCTCTGTTGATTACTTTGTAATCATACAGGCAAACGTGCCTTAGATTCGGTGCGCTGTGACACTTTACGAGGTGGCACACTCAACTCCTCCATAATGATTTGTTTTGGTAGAAAGTTCCAGCAATAGTAACTACTACTGAATGTGATTTTATCGTTTGGTCTACCATCAGGAGAGTGAAACTTCATCCGCTTGTCAAACATCAACAGTTGCAGATCTTTCTCCTTGAATAACTGTTTAGGAGCAGAATCATTCAACCAAGTGTTAGTCATAATCAACGCAAATGGTTTGTTAAATGATAACGCCCGCTCGAAAAACTTACGCTTATTTGTGAATGGTGGATTCGATACGATTACATCCCAATGAAAAGGTTCATAGGTGAAAAAATCTTTTCCATCATCAATGTGAGAGTATTCAACACTATGAGTCTGTGAGATTTGCTTTACAAATTCACTCTCTGCCTTATCAAATGGACACCAAACTTTTGCATCCTGAGGGATATATTTCAGGATGGGAGTGACACCATAATCTGGAGTATAACACTCATCATTGTTACCTCCAGAATACATCAGTTCTTTACTATCAATCATAATTCAACCAATGATACACTTACCAACTGCATAGATTTCTTTCTTAGAGATAGTAACACCGATGCGGGGATCTTTTGCGTTACCGTTCTTTTTCTGGGGATACTGTTTCTTACACTTAGGAAGAAGAATTGCAAGAACATCATCACAATCAAGTTTCCACACTTCTGCAATCACACCACCATCATAACGTGCATAATAGTGATTCTTATACTTACCAATCTTATCTTCAATCAAATAGCGTTCTTGTTCTTCCCAAGTATCTTGAACACTAATACCATTATACGTTGCATTGATAGAATTTGCAATGGTAGATTTATACTCACATCCACCATCTTCATCGAAAGCATCTGCACCACTATAATCATCCGCGATACGGTGACCCAGAATCCCCGCCATATGGATCTCACGGGAGCGAGCGTAGGAGAAGGGATCACCCCATCCATTGTTCTCGCAGAGGGCATACATCTCCTCGTAGAGTGCCTGGTAGCGTGCTTCGGGAGTGGTCATCGGTGTCTGTCGATTACTTTGTAATCATAAAGCACGACAGAGGCGGTTGGCGAACCCTTGTGCCACTTCCTGATCTGGCACACTCAAAGTATCATTTAACCACCAATTATATAATCTTTCTTCTTCCTCTCGTGCTTCAATTTCGTGTGGTTGATGCCAATAGTCCCAATTTTCTACTGGTGTTTTACAATAACACAATTTTCCATAACGATGACGCAGTGAACCACGGATCCACTGCGCCAGGTGGGTCAGTTCATGAAAAAGAGTTTTTATATACAACTCCTTAGTCATGTAAGTATCAAGTTCAATGAGAAAGTCACGGGGGCGATAAGTATTCGCATATGATGAAACATCACAATAACCACGAACATGTTCCTCTTTTAAGTCACGATGAACAATCTCCACATCAATTATGTGACGTGGAAAGAAGTTATTCAAAAACCAAGAGGTAACATTCTCACAGAGTTCTTCAGAATAACCGTATCCAGAATGAGTGATGTAAGACATTGACCCCAATGTAGAAACCAAATGAATGAACCAACGAAGATAAGTTTATGAGTTGAAGTCATCTACTTCCTCCCATTTTGCAAGAGAGATGTCATGAACTTTACTCTCATTATCTTTCATCCAAGTTTTCAATTCTGCCTTACTATGAAAATAGCGATGACCATAATGGTTAGGTGTCATCTTGGCATCAGGTTTCAACCTAACCAAATATATCGACGGTTTTTTAATCATCCACCTGCCGCAAATGTCCAAAGAATGAGAACAGACATCAACATTGCTGGCATCAAAAGTAATACCAGCATTTGAAGATCAGAAATTGTCATCGGAAAGCATATGTAAAAAATGGAAAACTAAGCAATCCCATCAACAATCCGAAACCAAAAGGTGCGGGTGCAAGTGATGCAAGAAACAATACTCCTGAAATAAGAGGAAGAATCAAAGCAACAACTACGGAATAAGTTGCTGCTTTTTTCAGTTGGCGTTTTGAAAAAGTCATAATAATCAGCGAATGTAGAGATAAGAACCTGCCCAATCTGCGCGAGCGAAACACTCTTCACGGGAATTGATCTCGAGAAGATTGTAGCGAACAATCTTTGCAGGTGCTTTGAATGATGCGGGTTTGTAAACTTCACCCGTCTTCTTATCAACGAAAGCGTGAACACTGCGAGCACCATCCTCACATTCCATGATAACTTTGTGGTACTTCCTACCACTTTCAATGTAGAACTTGTAGTCGAGAGTGTGTCCCCTGCGCTGAAAATCCATCAGGAGAGCATCACACAGCATCAACGTATATTTGCGAACGTTGAGTTGAATGGTGTTGCGAGCGTCCTGAGTGGCGCAGTAGTCAGAGAAGGTGGAGCGCATTGGTTTGTTGCGTATGAACGTATTGTAAGGGCAAGAAGGGACGCCTGAGCGTCCCCGTGTGCCACTTATCCAACTGTCCCAGCGGGGATGGGAACTTCCATCACGTTGTTCTTAGTGTAAGGATTCGGGCGAACATCGTGACAGACCCATCCTGCACTTGTGTAGTGATAGGTATATTCTGCACCATAATTGTCGTCAGCAGCACACAGAAACTCATTCAAATCTTTGTAGAGTTGTGGTGCATTACTCTCCAAAGATTCACCGCGAGCGGTATAATGAAGAGGACCAGATTCAGGGAGGGTTTCATTGTTCCATCCTGCATTTGTCCAGGTGCAAGACATATCACCGCCGTCGATCAGTTTGTTGACCTTTTCATCGGTATCAAAGTGATCACGAAGCATCCGACCATTGTACTCAGGATAACCATCATAATGGCAATAGACGGCAAGGATGCTACCATCGTTGAGTTGCTTGCCGATCAGTGAACGAGTTCCCATGATTAAGAAAGAAGTGTTAGAGAGGCGGTCTCGCGGAAGGAGACACATTTGATTTACCTCTCGATGTGTTGTCTTGGGTCTCCCCTTGACTCTCTTAATATCGCACAAAAAAAGACCCCTGTCAAGGGGTCTGTGCCACTTATCTGACTGTCACATCAGTTGTCGTGAATCTTACACTCTGGTGCGCCAGGTTCTTGATCACAATATAATTCAAGTGGAGATGGATCATGATGATCACCCGCTTCAATTTCTTCTTTGTGATGTTCTACCCAGTCTTCTAAATCGTGAAGTTCGCTTTCAATGTGGCGACGTTGTTGAGGGTTGGTAGTAGGATCTTCTAAAATCTTCTTATCAACCTCAATATGCTTTTCTACGCTTTCCATTGGGTTGTTTGTAGTATGATGAACTTATTTATTTTAGTCAGTCATCCATAGGATTGCAAGTTCTCCAATGTTTACCAGCACCCTTAAGTCTTGAAACCAACTCATCAGCGAACGCTTCCATTTTATCGGGGTGAATTTGTTGAATACCTGCTTCTTTTACAGCATTTTCAATGCTAGAAACCTCATTTTCATCAAGTTTTCTGCCGTCAGATGGAAGAGTCATAGGAATTACCTTGTTTTGTAGTATTTTAGCGTTTCCGCATAAAATTAGTTATGAACTTAATCTTTTCTTTGGGATTAGTTCATAAAACTCAATCATCAGTGAAAAATGGACCGAATTTACCACTACTTCCATCCTCACGATTTTCTAGAAGATCCATAATCTCGTCGAACTTTTTAGTTTGTTCCATATCCATAAGTAACCCAGCAAGTTGTTTAACAACCATTGGAGTTTCATTCATCGCAGCAGACTTAATTGCAGCACGAATGTGTGATTCTGCTTCCTCAATATGATCTAGTGTTTGTCTTGATAGTGCCATTAAAGTTCTGTATAATCTGGTATTTCAAATGGATTTGTTCTAGTTGGATCGTTACGAGTATAATCGTAATAGTAAATAGATTTTCTTTCTAGTCCATTATTTACTGGCATTTTTTCACCAGTTGCTGTAAGATCGTAAGAATAATCTTCTGCTGGACTATTGCATCGAGCAACATCTAGTTTAGTCATCAGTTCTTTACCTTTACGAACTTCTGATTGATGCTCGTTGATGTGTTCCTGAATTACTCTTTCAACCTTCTGATAGAGATTCATTTTTATCCATTAGGACTGCTTGTTCAATAATAGCAGTGATTTCTTTACTTGTCAATCCATTAAGAAAACTCCATTTAGGATCTTCTTTATCCCATTCGAGAGTGAAAGTATTATCCTCATTTTGAGTGATTTTCAAACCATCATCAGCATCCATTTTTGTTGAATTGTTTACGACATTTTTTTACTTCTTTGAGTTCATCTTTGATCATCTGATATGCGTCCTCAGGAGATATTCTCCTAGACATTTCCATAGCAGTGATTACTTCCACTCTGGTGCCAAAGTGTTTCAATGCTTCCTCAAAACAATTTAGTTCTTCGTACATTGGTTTAACTCTTCTCGAAGTTTATGTATCTCACGTTGAACTAAAATCATCTCACTTTGTAAGCGACCGATCTTGTCATCGTGTGCTCTAATCCACTCTTTGTAAATGATTTCATCTAACTCATCATCATGATGATCGGGAAGATTGTGTCTCTCGATTGCCCAAGATGGGGGCGTTGATGTCTTCCAGGGATACAACATATCCTCGAGTTCCATCACCATCCCCCACAACCATATGTGAAAATTACGAATCACAACTTACCACCAACTACGCCATTATTAACAACACGGGTGTATTGTTCTAGTGTTCCCTCTTGTTCACATTTAAGATGCCAACGTGACATATCAATAACAATCTCTTTTGTCATACCAAAAAGAAAGTCTTTACCTGTGTCTTTGCGAACACTCTTCCACATAAACCTAGTTTGTTCAACATAGAAGGCATCATCAATCCAATCAACTTCTGCGATTTCTGGATGTTCTTTGGATTGATTAGTTTCAGAGTTCATATGCTGCCCATTGTCCATTAGTTTTGATTGCGACTGTTCCTGGTGGTGCATTTTCAGGAGCATCAATTACGGGTGCTCCATCTTCATTAAGTTGGTCACGAATGAAACCGAAAGGTCCAACCTTACCCTCTTCTTCTGATCTTTTCTTCATAACAACGGCACCAAGAGATTCCATAATTTTTAGAATGTCCTCTGCTTTTGCACCTTCACCTAGTTGTTTTGCAACGTAAAAGTATTTGTCGAAAAACTCTCCACTATACTTTTCGTAGTCTTCAACCGTTATTGACTTGTCTTTCATGAGGTCGTTTCAGATTAAGGTTTGCAATTCGACGTTCAGTGTCTTTAGTTGTCTTATGAAGTTGTGCAATAGCAGCAGCAACTTCTGGGGTTTCTTCCCACTCCCAAGTATCACC